TCATCACCATCATCAGAGTACCAGGTTTACCCATGTAGTCCTTATTCAGGAAGAAATTGTTGGATACTGTGTGATAGACACCACGATGACCATTAGGGAAATACTTACTATCAGAGAGGAATACATTCACACCAACTTGATTGAGTGAGTGTAACATATTATGAAACTCACCAGTGACACTCGTGAATTCTTCCGTGTTATCATATTGTGATGAGATGTCAAGCATAGAGTATACTTTCACTACACCATCAGTACACTCACCTAACAACATACAACCCATACTATCCATGGAGTTGTATCCTTGTGTGATCTTACTATCATCAGCAAATGCTGGTGTAGTGAGAGTTAATGCTGCTGCCAGTAGTACATTACGTAGTTTCATTTTGTTCACCTTGTGCTTTGATTTGTTCGAGTAGTTGTTCAGAGTCAGCATAACGTTGTTCATTACATGCTACCATGTATTGTACGATTAGCTTACGCATCTCATCTGTTACTGTGTAATCATCCATCGATTTCAGGAAATGAGAGATAAAAGTTCAAGAGATCATCCTCATTATAGAATGCTGTCTCTTCCTTCTCTAGATTTTCAGGGTCCATCCACTCAAAGAACTCATCAGCAAGTGCTAATGCGTTGTCAATCTCATCACGCTCCATGAAATAACGGAAACGTTCCACACACCAGTCATAGATGTCGTCACGTTGTTCTGCTAAACGATCGACAGTTGCGGGATCAACAGTGATTTTGTAGTTGCTCATGATTTGGTAGCGAAGAGAATGTTGGCGAGGTGATCGTATTGAATGAATTCTACATCCTTAGGGAGTAGAGAGACAGCAGCAGCAGCGAAATCGTTAGGAAACTTCTTGAACAAGCGCCAGTACTTCTGGACACCATCATAGTCTAGATCTTCACGCGGAAGAATACGAATCTCCCACTCTCCTGGAGTATCTTTAGTTGGATAAGGTTGGATGAATTCCTTGATGTGATCTGCTAGCATGTTCATTTGACAAAGACCTCGTTGAGTTTGGTGTGTTCTTCAGTTAGTTTAGCAATTTGTTGCATGTGATATGCTACGTGAGCAAGATACTCCTGCTCTTCTTCATCAACTTCATCATAAGCAATGTCATAGCAGTCATCAATATCAACCGTGTTATCATCATAACACGTCATGCCATACATGGTATCCGTAGAAGAATCCATCGCATAGGCATTACCAGCAGCAACGAGATAGAACATGGGAGTGAAAGCAGGGTGAATTTAGTATACTATGTATTGGACTGAATGTCAAGCGACATATTGTGCGTTACGGTAGAGATAACCACCTGCCCAATCAGCATGAGCAAGCATGAATTCACGCTCTTTGATGATCAGCATGTTGAAACGCACTCCCTTAGCAGGTGCTTTGACGCTCGCTGCTTTGTATACTTCACCAGTCTTCTTATCAATGAAGCAGTGAACACTACGTGAATTACCATCAGTAGTCATCATCACCTTGTGATACTTACGACCAGTGTCAACACTGAACTGATACGTACCAATGTTAGCCTTAAGGTCAGCAATCTTGTTCTCATAGAATTCTTTGTTATCAGGGTTGCTGGTAGCAAAGAACTCAGCACGACGGATAGACTCGTTAACGAAGTCTTGCTCTAGTGCTTGACAGAGACGGAATGTGTGCCCTAGGATCGCTTGGTTGATGTCATTACGTGCCTCAGCAGCGGCAGCGTATTCAGCGAAGGTGACGGTGGCAGGCATGGTGTGTTTGTTTGTTGAACTTAGTATAGGGCATCTGGTGCCCAGTGGATCAGTTGGTGGGCACTTCGGTCGCTGGCACACGGGAGACGGTGAAACTCTTGATCTCATAGTTTCTCCATGCGTCACATGCCTCCTGCACCATGCGCTCCATCTGCCTCTCCATGCCCTTGTGAGTCGTACACTTGCCACACTTGCGGAAGTAGGTGATAGGGTGCTGTGGAGACGCGATAGTCTTGACCTCGATCTTGTAGTGTGAGTGCTTGACGACTGTGACTGTCATGTGGTGTGTCCCGTGCTGATGAATATAGTATAGGGCATTTGGATGCCCTGTGTGCGTTCAGTGGACAGTTCACGAGGTGGTCAGTCGAGACATGCTGATCATGAATAGGAAGACTACCATGATCACCACATCCCATGATTTTGTTCTGATGAAGTATGGGATGCTAATCAGATCAGCAACACAATTCAACATCACACCAGCGATCACATTCACATGAAGAATCACAAAATAGGCAGTGATAACACCAACGCTGCCTAATACTCTTGCTTTACTATCGAGTTTCATTCATAGTAGATCCAATGCTTCTGGTGATAGTTCATCACTAGCACTCTGACGCCAGTTCTTATTCACCTTGTCAAAGTCTTCTACAATATCCCACGCTGGTTGAGCATCATCGATGTTCTCAAGAATCCAACGGTCGAGCATTACTTCTGAAATAGACATGATTAGTCAGTTGATACAAATGATTTGAGTAGTGGCATAGCAGAGTATGCCGTAGTGTTGCTTACGTCTACAGTTTTACCTGGACGTTTGTGGTTAATTGGGGCAATGTAACATTGCTTTTTTGTGTTGTAGAATCCCCAGATCGATCGGACAGGCTCATTAGTGTAACTAAACCGAGCATGATTCCGAATCCAAATGCCAACGACGTTGGACTTATGTTCATGAATCTCATAAGTGAAACCTTTGGGAGCAGAGTGTGGGAAATCAGATGGTAGTTCTGTCATTAAAGATCAGCATGGAGCATCTCATCAACAGTCATCTCAAGTTCTGCTGCTCGCAGTTCTAGTTCATCACAACATGTGTCATCATCATGGAGATCAAACATATCAGTGTCAATATGCTTGGTGAACTTACCAAACAACATATCAAGAAAATTGTGGTCGTCTTTAGTGAACATGTGTAGTTCCTTGTTGAATGGTTGAGTCATAGTAGTTCATCATCTTAGCATCACGCTGTGCTAAGAATAGCAGATAGCATGTGATAGTGACAAAGGCAATAATGCCACTTAGGAGAAACTGAGTACCTGTACCTCTCATCAAACTGCCATCGGGGTGTACTCAGAGCGAGGCATCTGATCTACGTTATAACCAGTGACCTCAGCACCGTTAGCAATGCGCTCTGCCCACTCATTTTTAGCAGTGAGCATGGTGACAGTGCTGTAAGACTTGAGACCGTTAGCATTGAAGGTGACACGCTTCTGGAAACGCTTGACGACAGTGCCAGACTCTTCAGCGATGAATGCTTCGGGAAAGAAGTCAACTGTGGTGACGAGTGTGGTGAGTTGCATGTGGTGTGTTCCTTTGACTCTCTTAATATACACGGTTATGGGGTGCTGTGCGCGTTTGGTAGACAGTTCTCAAACTGGTTGTAAAGGGCAGCATCGTTGATTCCATTCTTTACCATACAGTCGGTTGAATATCCGAGAGGACACCCAACCATAAGATCCATCACGTATCGGATCTCAGAGGGCGTTAGAGGCACTTCTATAGTCTGGTCAGTCATAAGTGGTTCAAGACGCTTGTGGGCGATTGTGGAGGGGTCTCTGGACATTCTGATCTTAGTCGATCTGATGCGATTTGACAATAGTGCTCATCAGAATCAATTCCAATGAAGTTTCTATCAATACCTAGAGCAGCAACGCCAGTTGTTCCACTGCCACAAAATGGGTCGAGTACGGTAGAATTAATGGGAGAATAGATTTTGATAAGATACTCCATCAAACTCACAGGTTTGACTGTAGGGTGATCGTTATCTTGTCCCTTCTCTTTACGTGTGGCACGAGGAGCATAGAAATACTTTTGATGCTCATGTTGTACATCACCAATGATATTTGATGGATAGCGTCCATCAGGATTAGCATCTACAGTTCCAAACTCTTTCTGTGTGCCTGTAGTTTTACCATCCTTACCAAATGTGCGACGTTTAGCACCTTGTGCCACCCAACCAGTAGGAGGTTTCTTATCCCACGGAATACGAGTGTTAGTTATATCAATCATTCCGCATCCCCATTCCTCAAAGTTATCCTTGAGCGTACCTTTGTACGGTTTCTGTGCTACGACAATGGGTTCGTGTGCGGGTTTAAGTTTATTATACTTGGGCATCTTGGTGGTAGTCATCCACATGATCTGATCTTTAATCATAAATCCCGCGTCTTCTACATTACATGCGAGTCTATGATACAATTCAGGAGAACAGAACGCAAGACAGAATGCACCAGGGCGAAGTGTACGATATACTTCACGCCAGATGTCTACATCAGGAACAGAATGATCCCAATGATCCATACCCATACCATAAGGAGGGTCAGTAATACAAGAATGAAAAAAGTTCTCCCCATAAGTGGAGAGAACAGATTGGCAGTTACCCGCGAGGATGTTATACATTAATACAGTTTAATCATTTTAGTTTCTCCAGCAAACTCAGGAAATGCTTCGTACATAGGCAAAGTACCAAGATTATCAACATAGATCATCTGATATGCTTCACCCATCATCTTCATGTGGTCACCAACCTTTTGGATAAACATGCGGCGCATTTCATCTGCTTTTATAGCATCAATTTTACCAGATTTCTTCAAAGAAAACAAGACCTTAAGAGGACCATTCTTATCAAGAACATGTTGAGCCCACTTATATGCTACCTCCTCAACACCACGACCTTCATCCTGAGAAAGAATAATGGGGATATCATTGTTAGAAATGAAGTCATAATTTTTAGTACCAGATTTAACCCATTCCTGAAACGTTTCTTCTACATACTCTGCCATAAAAAGAGAATCCCATTTCTTACGTTCAGGAGTAAATCCACCTTTGTGTCCTAGTCGTCGAACGATAGCATCACGAGTTTTGGCATGAACGTGATATGATTCAACTTCATCTAACATAGATTTTTCTTCCTTTTCAGGTGTAGGAGCGTTAGCAATAGCAACAGAAATGTCAGAGTTGGGATCCTGAAGTTGACGTAAAATGCTGTTAATAATGTCACCATCCTTACGGGGATTAGATGAATAAAGATTACGATTCGCTTCAGCAGTTGCCCATTTAATAAGTTTGCTAATGGTAATGTCAATAATCCAGGCAAGAATATGAGTTTGACCAGCGAGTCGAGCAGCGTAAAGACGATGAGTAAGATTAGCAATACCATAAATTCTCTCTACGCCATCAGAGGAAAAACTCATACCTTGAAACTCTTTAGGAAGACGAAATACTGCTCCCTGCATTAAAAGAGGATCCCACTTCTTATCAAGCATATCTTTAGCAATACTATCTACAGTATCCTGATCTTTATCATCATCAGCACGGGTTTGAAATCCACGGGGGCGATCTAATTCTTTATCATATTTGTGAGCAATATATCCCAAATCATGAATCTGACGAATGTCAATTAAAACAGGATGGTCAGTAACTGCCTTACCATATCCTTCAAGAAGAGTGTTGATATGAGGACCTTGCTTACAGTCTTCAAATAATTCTGTATTGAAACAAAGATTTTCATTTACCTCAATACTAGTATCTAAGTGGAGAGTTTCTTCTAAAATTTCCATTGTTTTTGTTTGTGTGTAATTATTGGTCAAAAAGATTTAATGCTTGCTCTTCAAGAGATTCTGAATACTCCCAAAGATCAGCATCCTTGTGCTCAAATCTCTCAGCATATTCTGGTTTGATTCTACCAAGTTCAGATGCAAGTTTCTTTTTAAGGTAGATAGCATGATCTTCCATACCTTTAGCAAACGCCAAGACTGCTTTCGCTTCTACATCATTAATAATTTGCTCGCCATGACGTATGATAATCACATTACTAGATGCCTTGTAAGTCAAATAGATAGTCACCCTAACTTTATCTGGATCATTCAAACCAGCGTTGAATTTAGGAGTCTTTGATCCAGAAAAAATAGACTTACACTCAATAAATTTAATCTCATCAGGGTGAACAACAATGAAATCAGGAGTGCTCTTGGGAAGGTCAAGAACATAAACAGTCTTACCATCATCACAACCGCCAATATAGACTCTACACTTAGGTGTTGCTTTAGGGTGAATCTTTTTCTTCATAGAAGCAGTGAGATCCTTCACCTCAACTAAATCAAACTCAAAGATCAGGTCATCAAGAACAAGTGTCTCAAAGGTCTGACCTGAATTTTGATCAGTGTTTTGGGTGTCAGGGACCAAACTCTTTTTGTTGTCAGAGATTCTATCCAACACAGTCCTGATCTGCTTGCGAAAAACTGAGGAAGACATGAACGCTTGCTTGGTTATGAATATAGTATGACACAAAAAAAGGGGTGTGTCAACCCCCTAGTCCAGTTAGCGAAGTGGTGGACCAGTGAACCATCCAACGATGCTTTTTCTGATACCATGTGTCACAGGTGTAACCCTATGAACCATGTGACTAGGAAAAACTATTAGTGTGCCACGTTTTTTAGGGACAGAGAAAATACGGTATGGATCTTCTGAGTCTGGTGTTGGTGATATTGCTATTTGTAGCACTCCACCATCGTAATCATCATTTAGAACTAAGGAGAACGAAAGTTTCCTAACAAATGCTGCACTACAGTTTTTTTGAGTGTCAACATGCCAATTATAATGATCATTTACACAATAGTGTGCATATTGAAACTGATCGTTGTCATAGCAACGGAGATCATAGTTATATTCTTGCTTATTGACATCTGCTACATTGTTTAGACATAACTTTCCAATATAATGAGATGAATGAATAAACTTGACCTTACTAGATCTCCAATCAAGATTGTTATCAAAAGTTACTGCTTTCTTCCACTCTCCTATACTATCCAACTCAGCAATCATCTCATTTAATATTAGATCGTCAATTCTAAGTTGGCGCACAGAAAAAGTGTCCATCATTGATCACTAAAGATAGGGATGATGTTAGTTTTAGCGTGTTCTGTTTTGTTAATGTGTTGTTCCCACATGCTAGCATCATCTAAGTTATAGAAGATCGCTTGCTGTTTCGCTTGCCCCTTCTTCTTGTTCTTCATCCACACAACTGCGTACTTCATCCCAATACTCTCGAAAAACACATAAAGTTGACTGATAACGACCATGACGACATGATGGGTCAGGTCGATCGACATAACAAATAGTGATATACCTATCACTGATAAAGTCTACCCACCCTGTGGTGGCGTGATACTGAACCTTCATACCACGAGTAAATTTCACTCGTCAACCTCTTCAAATGGTTGACGATTTTGATTCTCTACTTTAGGAAGACGGAACATCTCTTTCAAGTCATTCAACTGATTTAATTGACGTTGGAGATTGTCAATCTGTGCTTGTAAAATCTGAAAGTTAGAATCATTGTTATTCTGCATCATCAACATGTTGTTGATTGCTTGTTTAAAGTCTTCTTCAGTCATTAGTAGCGTTCAGGAATACGGTGGTCTAGGTTAAGAGCAGTGTTGCCGGTCATAAGATCTCGAAGAGACATAGCACGACAGTATGCTGTCTTGTGATATTCTATCACATCATCGACGCCAGATAGCATCTCTTCATACGTTTGTCGTGCTGATACTTTATCATCGTTGAGGTAATCATCGATCGCATCTTGCATACGATCTTTACGCTGTTTTGAATACTCATTTTTCCAGTTGATTTCAGTTTTCATTAAAGTCTTCATTACGACGTTTGTCAAGGTATTCAATAATCTCACTACGCCATTCTAACAACTCATGATAGCATTGCTGATCATGTGCGTCCTGACGTAGCTGATAGTCTGGTTTGAGAACGCTCTCATAGAAGATATAGAACGCATCTTTACGTTTCTCGTGTTTTGTGGTACTATTCCAATCCATGGGGTTCGACGGACGCTTTGCTACCATAGCACAGGTGTCAACCTCCTGTCAAGTCTTTAAATTCGCTCAAACGGCATTGATGAACATAAAAATCTTTAATATTTCCGTCCACACCAATAACATACTCCAATTCAAACGTGGATTGACCAACGCAAATTGATCTGATATAGTCTTTCTGCTCAGATGTGATGATCTGAAGTCCATCATCACGAGTAAGTAAATCTAACAATCCATCAACTATATCTGTATTAAAAATTGTCTTGTTAACATACAAACCATTATCATTATCAAATATTTCTGGATACTTAAATGCCACCTGTAATTTAATATCTGTGCTACCTGGCAATAAAGACACAACTCCTTTACAAACATCATATCTTCCAACAAATAAGGTGCAAAGTTTTTGTATGAAAGAATTGTCTTCTACATTAATATTGTAATGACCATCCCAAACAGAAACCTCAGTGGCAATTCCATCCGGATTATATGATATGCCCATTATTGTCTCTTCCATCCCATCATTATTGTTAGTAATGCTTCTAATCTTAGTTCTAAAATCTAAGATATTATCATCACCAATCTCACTAATAAACTTATTCCAAATATTAGGATGTTCAATAGTAGAAAATCGAATTGGATTTTTACAATAATATGACATTATATTATCATCTTTATGCTCGATATAAAGATATTTGTCAAAAACGTAATTATAATCTTGCGTATGTTTTTGTTTGTAATCAAACAATTTGTTGAACTTGACAATTAGATCAAGTTCCATATCTGGGAGATATGCAGAATCAACCAAACATGTAAATCTTCGTGGCATCATCTCGATTGTCGAAACATGCTCTTGTGTGTTTACATTGTATTTCTCTACAATGCGAAAGTTATCTGAGAACATCATTCGTTTGTCATTACGATTTGACCAATAGAGTTAGCAAGAGAATAGAAAATGTAATTTTCTGGTGTAGTAACACTCTCCTGACTATCTGGTAGATTTGACTCCAAGAAATTTAACATATCATCAAAATCATCTACCTCAGCAAATACATGCTCAGAATTCTTTAAAAGATTCCACAGATCATGGGGAAGAATGTTTTTATATATTTCTTGTGAGGCATTAATAGCATCCACATCAGAACTGGCATTCCAACCAGTTGATCTGAGATATAATATCGCTTTACCTTTGAGAACAGCGTAGTTCTCAATAAAATTATCAAAGTAGAATGCGTTGTAAGATGAGTTCATTTTAGTATTAGTTTCCAAGCAACAGTTACTCTCAACCCAGTAAATAATCTAGATGTTCCCTCTGCCATGTGTGGTATTTCACCGGGGAAAAGAATAGCAGAATTTGGAATAGGGTTTTTATATTCCAATTCATTTTCATTACGGAGAAATATAGTTTTTCCTCCCCACTCTGGTCTCCAGTTAGAATTTGCATAATATAGTAGGGTTCTCCCGTTTGGTTCATACCAATCAACATGGAATTCTCCTTGAGTACCAAATGTATGCCCATTAGCATACACATCATACAAATCATAATCTTGCTGGGTTTTTTCCCTAATGATATTTAGAAGATAATCAGAAAAATATGAATCTTCTAAAAAATCTATACGCCAAAATGGAATACCAATAGGATTGTTATTCTCATCTGCATGTGATCCATGTCCATATCTCCAGCGTGGTTCATTTATTTTAGATGTTATTTTCTCTACTACATTAAAAGAAAAAAATCTATCATATTGTATAATATCATTCATATTTCAATCCAACACACAAACACATCTCTCCTGCCACATGTTACCTCATTTACTTTGTGAAGTAAATTACCGGGATATATTACTGCTTTTCCTTTTGATAATTTAATACTACGTTCATTCTCTATCACCAACTCTCCTCCATCATAATCATCATTAAGAAAACAAGTCATACTATAATCTGGTCTCACACCACCACATGGATTAGCATCATAATGATTGTCATACATACCACCAACATCGTACTTGACAAAGTATATCTGTGATATTGTTGATGTAGTAAATGGCAATTTGTTTGACATTATATCACGACAATACATATTCAAATCTAAATTACCAGGTCCATCAAACACAGTTTGACAGACCTTATTAGCATTTAAATTACTAATCTTACCATTAGTGAACGTTAAGTAATTAAAGTATCGATTGATATATGTTAATTGTTCATAATTTAGTAAATCAATCTCATATATCATAGTTCATTTTCATCAACAAAGTAACTCGACCAATTAACTTCTACATCCTCATCAATGTTCAACTCTTTCATTAGATCTAATATTTCTTTTGTAACTTTTTTCGTAGGTGCTATTCCTCTTTGTGCCAAATTAAACATATTGACTTCTCTATTAGTAAAGAAGTCTGTAGATGCTTGAGAATCATGCTTGACCCACTGATTAGTATCATTAGCATCCATAAATGCTGGAGCATCAGTTACACCATCTTCCAATTTTCCACCTGGATACATTTTAAGATACTTAGATGGATCAATTGGGAATTTAAGATTATATGTGTACTTGAAGTATTCTAGTCCAGAGTTATTAAATTCTGCGTTTGATGGAGCAGGTGTAGAGTTGTCTCTAATCCACTTTCTCCACTTAATCCAACGATCTTTCTCGCCCTCATAACTATCTTCAATATCAGGAAGAATTCTCCAATCAGAAAATCCCAACATCTCTTGTCTTTGCCTCTTTAGTTTGTACATACGTTGCTCATAGAAAGCAACATCTGAGTCAATGCCAGCAACTACAGAATCAATTTTTGCTTTTTTTACTTCTAGTAAAACTCCAAAGAAAGTATCTATTAACTCATATAGTTCTTTTGCTTCTTGAGAATTAGCACCATTAAAATTATAAGTTTGAAGATATGTACTTTCCGTGCCGAAATCATACTTCACTCGTTTTCTTTGGCAGAAATATGTACCGTCATTAAAATATTGAAAAAACTCAAGTAAATCTTTGTCTGTATTCCAAAACTCAGAAATTTTTGTACTGAGAAACCTTTTCTTAAGTTCCTCATCTATTTTATGTCTTTTGCCGTTAAAATCTCCAAGCAATTTAAATTCGGATGATGTAGAAGCACCATCTATGATGGTATTATTGGCAAAATCAACTTGTATAAGAGCGATTCTTTGTTCCATGAGAGTTAATTACGTTTAATGTACCATCCTGTCAAGATATATTTATCTTGGGTAAGTACCGTGTTTCCTTTATGTGTATGTGTATATCCTGCTGGCCAGATAACTACAGTTCCAGCAGTAGGTTTAATTCTACGTCTTTGATATAAAAACTCAGTTTCACCTTCGCCGTCTGGCATATCATTAAGATATATCATCCAGACTAATTCTCTACAAGCATGTGTTTCATCAGCATTTTCATAATGCCAAAGATGATAACCACCACCTGGAGGAGTTTTCTGGATCTTAATATCAGAAGAGATCATTTTTGTATTCATCAAAGATTGATACTCTGACAGATAATGCTTCACACATGTCCTCAAAACTGAGTTAATTTTTAAACAAAGATCTCTATCTGCATAATTCATGACCATCGCAAAATCCTTCCGATTCAATTGTCCACCATACAGATCTTCAGATTTGATCACATGATTAGGAACACCAATTTCTTGCATTTTAAGACTTGGATTGACAACACATGCTAGATCAATTTGAGTGTCTACAAATTCACAAATTTCTTCACATAAAGGACGAGGCATAAAATTTTTCCATACACCAATAAAATCGTCAAATTCAGAATCAGTAATGTTTTTATCATACATCAATTCATGTGGTCTATAATCAGGCAATGATGACATAATCAATAAGCTTTAATAATATATTTAGTCTTATGGAAGGGGTTGATAATTGGAACTTGTATCTGTGGTTCCATTGTAACAGATGGAAATGGTTTGGCAAAACTTTTATTCCATACAAATAAACCATCTGTCATATCCATAAAAATTTCAGTTTGATTGAATATTAAGTTAATAGAAGTAGCACCATTTCCCAACCCAGCTCCATCTGGTGCCGTAAGAGTACCAGCGCCACTATTATTGCCACCACTAAAATCAGATTGTATATTTTGAATGGGATCTAAAGTAATGAAGTGAGAATGATTATTTGTGGTGCCACTAACAGGGAGATATGACTCAATAGTAAATCTAGTTGTAACTGTATCAACAACCGCAGCAACGCTATTGCCATTAATAGGGTTTAAATCCATAAGATCTGCTCCACTCAAAACACTTACTGGAGAGAACCACCAAGTCATAAAGTCAACTTCTGTTACATTGTCATTTGATTCAGAGGAAAAGTCAACACCATCAGTGACATCAATTCCACCAGGGACATTGGGCGAAGGATTATTACCACCACTTTCAAGTCTTTGAGTTTGTAAATTTTCTCGGACCCACTGTTCCATATCAAAACCACCACCTTCATAAAATTCAAGTTCTGTTTTAAATCTACCACCAGCTAAATTATTTAAATATTGTACCCATTTTTGTACCTGTGCATCAATACTACCTTTTCCAACGCTTTCTTCTGTATTACCATATTGTCCACTGGAGACACCAAACATACCTCTACCGGTAGAATTGCCCCATCTAATTAAAGGATCCCCACCATCACCTTCAGGAATAGCAGTAATATATGCATGATCATGTTCCGGAACTTGTACAACAACATCTTCTAATGGACCAATCTGCCCAACAACAGTTCCTTGAATATTAAATCTAACGTCGTCCGTTACTGTTTCCAGTCCTGCTATTTTTACTGTTCCTAAACTAAAGTATTCACTAACTAACCCTGTAGTTCCAGTTCCTTGAATCTGCTCTAATGGATCACTGCCTAAAACATCCACCTTATCAAAATACCAATATCCACCTTCACCACCAACATTAAAAATAGATCCCGAAACTGGCAGACCAACCGAGTTTGCTCTACTAGCATCAACTTGCCCAGTACCACATAGTCTTCTGTTTCTATAATCAGGAAGATTAAAACTAGAACCAGACCCACCATAAGTGTATTCAATAACATCAAATAGCATAAAATACTGTGTTGTACTTAAAGATCTACCATCACACGAAATGAATCCGGGATATCTATCACCAAGAGATCCATCAAGATCACCATAATTTCCAAGATTATCTTTTAAAATTGGCAATACAGTACCAATTGGATAACCATCAAATTTTTCAACTTTCTTACTATACCAAACACCTAAATTATTTGCTGGAAGTGGTGCTGCAGCATAACTAGATACCGTCCATGTAAAAGGGTTGTTTAACGATCCTGTTCCAACTGTTACTGATGTACTTTGTGAAGTATTAAGATTTGATGGTACTAGACTTGACAAGGTAAATGAAGTATTTACAGTGGGATCAAACGTTCTAGGACCAACAACTGGTGTATCGCCATCAATAGAAATCAATGATCCATTTGTAGCATTAATAGTAATAGGTATATTAATTCCAGTAACAGTAACTGGAGCACTATTTTTATATGTTCCAGGAATTTGATTAACTAAATCTGGTGGAACATTAAATGTAGCATCACTATCTGGTCCGCTACCTGTTATAACAGTCCATGTTGATATATCTCTATCACCAACGCGAATCTGAAGTTCTTTAGGTGTGCTAAATGCTGAAGCAGACTGTAGATAGATGAATAATTTATCGCCATTTTGTACAGATGTTGGGAATACACCAATTGATCCATTATTAACCTGTACACGAACTAAACTAGAATCTGTAGAAACAACCTCTACAGGTACAGACAATCCAGCAGTTAATCCACTGATACCAGCAGTGGGTTGTTGATCCGATCCAATTAATGTATTTGTAAGAACTCCAGTTTGATCTGCAAATACGAAATTAGATGGAGTATTATCAGATGCTACTCCTGTAGTAACAGTCCAATTTGATCCGTTGGCATCATCAGCAATAGACAAATCTGTCGATTTTGGCGTTGAATTAGTTGATGGACTTAAAATTCTTAATTGTAAATAATCGCCATTACTGACAGTTCCACTAGTGCTCCAACTAGAACCAGATAATACTTCATATCCATCAGCGTTTGTGGATGTATTGCTAGTCAAAGATAATAAATATTCTCCACCGTTAGTAAGACTAATAGGTCCATCCTCATTCATTCCTTGTACTCTTAATACTTCACTATAGATAAGAGTATCTACTTCAACAGGATCTAAGTCTGTAAAATCTGGAAACGGTACAGCATTGTTTCCAGGAATTGCTTCATTCCTTACTTTCCAAGTTTCATTAGCAGTTCCAATAACCAAACTTATATTCATAAACTGAGTATAGAACGTAGAAGTTCTACCCCTTATTTGAATTCTAGCACCATTTTCAACAGTTTGGGTGCCATCAGCAACAATCCATCCAGTATCCCATGTTCCATTACCATCATAGTCAATACGTAGCGCAACATAATCAGTAAAAGAAGCTCCAGATGGAATTGGAACATTACTAGAAATAGCAACAGGTGCTTGTGTTGTTGGTGTTAATCCAGTGATAGTAGGTATTACTTCTCCCGGTCTACTTCCATCACCAAAAGTATACAAAGTATCCAACTCAGCATCTTCAAATCCTTGTAGTGGAAACGGATCTGGTGTAAAATCTTCCGGAATAGTTGTGATCAACCAATATTGAAGGAGATCACCAACCTGAATAGTGACTGTTTGCGTTGTATTCCAACTAGGTGGCGCTTTAAATTTAAACTGAACGTAATCGCCTTCGGATACGAAAAGTGGTTCATTATTTGGTGCAAATGAAAATGACATTCCTCTTACAGTGTATCCCAGTGTTAGTATTTATCTATGATGTTACATCTGACGAACATCTTTCCAATCACCATCTTGATTAAGATCAACCTGAATTGGATAGTTACTCTTAACTTCCACTTTGATGTCAACATCATCAATTAAGATTAACTCTGATAAAATTTCTACTTCGGGTGAAACAACGGGGGTCTGATCTTTTATTAAATCCTCACTTTCAGGAATATTTAAATTTTCCGGAGTATCATCGACAATAATCGGTACAGTAAATGATTGTTCTTGAAAATTACCCAACTTACCGGTTGCCCTAACTACATACGAAACACTTAATGGTCCCCTATCATTATAAGGTATTGTTGTAATATACCCATTAGTAGATTCGGTTCCCCCAATTTCAGCATTGTCATTGACCGATAAATTGACAGCAGATCCTGTAGTAGATCCAACATAATCATAGTTATATGTTGGTGTGACCGTTATAGAATCTGTAGCATATTTTGTGGTAACATTAATAGTTCCTTGATTACCATACAATAAATTAGTTGGAGGATCTACAGATAATTCTACTGGTTGGTAAACAACAACAGTCACGCTACCGGTATCAGTTCCACCAACACCAGAAACTTGTCCAGTATATACTGTAGTAACTGATGGAGTTACGTCCGAATTACTGGTTAAATTGCCATTAGTAAGACCACCAGCTAACCACGTCAAGGTAGGGGTCCAATTTAATCCATTACCATCACCACTAACAGACCAAGAAATATTAGCTACATCATTAAGCATCATTTCCGTTTTATTGGTGGAAATATTAAAAATAGGTGGAACGTAAACTGTAGCAGTTGCTGTTGCTGTTGCGGAAAGACCATTTCCAAAAACAGTTAAAGTGTAAGTAATAGTATTGGTAGGACAATTTACAGTGCTTCCATTTACACCAACTGCTCCAATACCTTGATTAATAGTAGCACTAGACGCATTTGTAGATGACCAAGATAATGTAGTACATTCTCCACGTTTAAATGCTGTAGGACTTACCGAAAAACTGTTGATTGTGGGGAGTGCAATATCATAATAAACAGTTGCGAATCCATTACCAAAATGCTGTGATCCTGAATTGGAATTAAAACTACAATAAGTGCTATTATAACCAGACTGACCGCCACTACCACCGCCGCCACCTCGGTTACTATCAACGCCATATGCACCACCGGCACCGCCGCCGCATCCACCGCCGCCGCCGCCTCCACCGCCGCCATCAGGACCACTACTATTGGATCCATTTTCAGTCGTATTTTTTTGACCAACGCCACCAAGACTGCGATTGTCTGGATTTCCTGTTAATAGTCCAGTACCAGTCGTTCCATTGGTGGCGGATCTCCCCAACGAAGCGCCACCTCCACCGCCGCCGCCACCAAGTACAGCAACCCATTTATTGCTAAAAGTATCGAAAATACCAGTAGCACCACCGCCACCGCCACCAGCACCAGAAGATCCATAATCAGCAGAATTTCCACCCTGTCCACCAGCAGCAGTTAGAGATGATCCGCCACTACCACCAGGACCATTGCCACCTCCACCGCCGCCGCCACCTACACTTCCGAGATAGAAATCTAATCTTCTAGCAGTAAGATTAGGAAAATATATATTTGCTCTTCTTCCAGCACCACCTTCTCCACGACTGGCGCGAGCATCGTTGCCACCTGCACCACCGCTAGCTCCAGCAATATCTACACGAATATTAATCGCATAACTTGGAATTTGTACTGATCCGTTGCTGTTAAATGTTTGCTGAAAGTCTGCCATTTTAGATCTCTCTTACATCGGTCCAATCACCATCTTGATTAAGATCAACCTGAATTGGATAGTTACTCTTAACTTCTACTTTAATATCAATATCATCAATTAAAATTAAATCAGATAAAACTTCTACCTCTGGTGAAACAACTGGTGTTTGATCTTTTATTAAATCTTCACTTTCCGGAATATTTAGATTCTCTGGAGTATCGTCAATAATAATTGGAATGCTAATTACTTGTTCTTGGAAGTTGCCCAATTTACCTGTTGCTCTGATTACATATGAAACACTTAATGGTCCCCTGTCATTATAGGGTATTGTTGTAGTATATCCTGTAGTAGATTCAGTTCCACCCATATCAGCAGCGTTATTAACAGGCAAGTTAACTACAGATCCTGTAGTAGAACCAACAAAATCATAATTATATGTTGGTGTTATCGTTATAGAATCTGTAGCATATTTTGTGGTAACATTAATAGTTCCTTGATTACCATACAATAAATTAGTTGGAGGATCTACAGATAATTGCACTGGTTGATAAACAATAACAGTTACAGTACCTGTATCAGTTCCACCTACGCCAGAAACTTGACCTGTGTATATTGTAGTATCTGATGGAGTTACGTTTGAATTACTAGTTAAATTACCATTAGTAAGACCGCCAGACAACCATGTTAAAATAGGAGTCCAATTTAATCCATCACCATCTCCAGTAACAGACCAAGAAATATTAGCTATATCATTAAGCATCATTTCCGTTTTATTGGTGGAAATATTAAAAATAGGTGGAACATAAACAGTTAAAGTTTTCGTGACTGAATTGCTCGTAATTCCAAAATAATCTGCAGTTAAAGTGCGACTAATCGTACTAGTGGGACTTAAAATAATACTACCAGGTGTTCCAACACTACCTTGACCAGTTAAAGATCTGGATGTAGAGTTAGTAACAGACCAAGACAATGTAGATGATAATCCCCTTTGAATAGCAGTAGGATTAAAATTTAAAGTAATACCTGGTGTGGGATATGTACAAGTTCCATTATCAAGATCTGCGCTTGGATTATAGTTTGTAGCACGGGGATCTGTACATCCAGGAACAGGTGGGGGAGGAAAAAATCCAATCCAATCTATAGCAACACCCCAAGGTCCACCACCAGAATTAATAACAGTAGCACTAAGAGTATATGTGCCTGGTCCATAATAATTTGCAGTAGTAACTGCACTTTGACTCCTAAAACCACCCATTCCCATTTCATAGTTGCCATTAATATAGATTGCTCCACTATCATCTACATTGGCATAGAATATTTGTCTGCCATAATCTGCAAAAGTAATAGTCCAAGAAAATGTTCTATTACTACCATTACCAGAACCACCAGGATCAACACCACCAATATTATAACCATTCATAAAAGAAGACCATGCACCATTAGTATTGGTGCCGGTATATCCTTGATTATTTGGAGATCTACTTGTGAAACTAGAATCTTGGGTCATTTTTAAAACTTAATGATGTATTCTACAAGAATAAAAGGTGTAACTAGTTGATCAATTTTTTCTTCATTTGATATATCAACATCAACTCTTGCCGTAACACCAGTCATATCGATATCTTGCTCATCATATGAATAAGTAAAGTTATGAGTATATGTTGTGGGTCTAGTGATTCTATGATCGTGAAGTGATGCTCTACCGCCATCAAATGTAAAATCTATTGTGTTTCCTGCACCACTAGTGCCAAGAGCTTGAGCATAATCTTTACCACCTTGTCTACCCACGGAATGTCTAGCAGAATAGTTAAGATATGATTGATTGGAATAATGTAGATGACCTTGAAAATTTTGAATATCTAATTCCGTCTCAGTCGTATTTCTGCCTAAAATATATTTGGGAGATCCTAACATATTAAGAGCGCCACTAGCAGTAACACGAGCATTTCCTAAAAATGTCGTGGTAATAACATCACCTTCATTACAAATAACTTCAATTTGAGGACCAACTCTATTAGTAGCAACATTGGAAGCTACTTCTCTTTCAACAACGTCATTATTATATGTTCCAGATCCTCTACCACCAACAATTACTTTAGATCCCAAATCTGGTAGTTGAAACTGCCCCAAGTCTCCAGTAAGAGCATCAGCATTTCTTACATTTGATGCGTCTCTTTTAAATCTACATTCATCCCCAACTCCAAGTATTCGAGATAATGCTAGAAAATCTTTAGCATTTAATACAGAACCATCACATTTTAAATATCCTGCTGGAATGGTATCTCTAAATTGTGCTGTAAGTGGATCATTACTACTAGAAATTTGCGGTGTTGAGTGAATAATAATGCTTCCAGCACAACCACCGTATTTTGATCTTTCGTATGTATAATTTGCCATTTTAATATGCTCTGATGATGTATATACAGGTCATTGATGGTTGACTAGTGTTCATACTAATAGACAACGCTCCCACATTTGATACATTATCAAGAGTTGTTGTACCAGGAATATTGACATCAGCAACCAATCTAGATTGTTCTTTTAGACTACCTTGGTCATAGACAACTTCAAATGGTTCATGATCATGAGCAAGAACATTTGCTGCTGCTGCTACGCTAGTATCAGTTTCAAAACTAGATCCAGGATTGCTCAGTAAAGTACCAAAGTTTCCAGCACCTGAAGCGTCAGGATAATAATTAGTGATACCTTCAGGAACAGTAGTATTACCACCACCCAAAGCATACGGAATCTCATTAACACTGCCGGTTTTATTACCACCCCAAACAGGATATGAAAAATTTGCTTTTGTCGCTAGAGAAGTTTTTTGAACCCTTAAAGGTGTTAAATTAATTGGAGGATTTTCAGATTTACATTCCATTACAGTTCTTCCTTCATCTCCAGCACCAAATCCACTAAAACTACCAAAAGATCCCCAGTTTTCTGGTCCAGCTAACTCAACATTATCTTTCACAAATCTACGGAGACCAATTCTAATGTCATTAATTTCTCCGGTATCAAATCTAGTACCAAAGAAACTAGGTGCCTGATCATAACCGGCATAAGTAAATTCTGCCGTAATATTATCATATGGAATAACACCTTGTCCAGGAAACTTTGTTTCATCGGTCGCAGTATTGGATGAGGTTCCTCCAGAAACAGTTTCATAAACACCACTATGACCATGACCTCTGACATGTGTGTGCCCTAATTTTCGACCACCAATAAAAATAGATTTTTCACCTTCACCGTCAATGATATTATTGCCAGTAATATTACCACTATAACCAGTTCTCTCATTTAATGAGAAGACAACATCAGTGTTTACATTATTCCAAGAAACATTGATACCATTATCAGTATTTGTTCCAATATATGGTTTAATTAAATTGCCAGCAGTAACGTCATTGTCTCTAACATCAGTTAAAGCACCAAAATAAGATTTTTCAATATCCATCAACATTTTACCGTTGACCAAATTTGGAAGAGTAAAGTTTCCGGTATATGCTGGAAATCCTCCCCCTAAGTTAGTATTTCCGCCATTATAACTATCCCCAATTGTTTGTACAAGTAGAGGATATTCATTTGCTGGTGGTTGAGATCCATCGCAAATAATCCAACCTTTTGGTATTTGACTGATAGCTCCAGTCCATGGCATAATGGTGCCAATGACGGCACCTTTCATGGTTCTTGTTTCTTGATAAAAAGGCATCTCTTATACGTCCATTAAGTACCAACCGGCAAGTCCAGCCGCTCCAGCTGCTCCAGCAATTCCGGTTTGTCCGGCATATACCAGTCCAAATGCAGCATTAGGTGTTTGTACAATTAATTCGCCACCATTATAATTAGCACTCTCAGAAGGTTGAACACCCGATAATAGTGCTTGTCCTGTATTTGTTACTTCCTTCTGAACTTTGGTATTGTCAGGTGCTCTAACAACCATAGTTTGATTATATGTAAGACTACCACTTATATCTATAATACGAACCATATCACCCATTTGAGGATTAGGAGGTAATCTCAAAAGAGTATTACCACTACAGTTAACAAAGTAATTGACATTAGCATCTAGAGTCGCTGCAGTATCACCAATATACTCCCACTTACGACCACCACTACTGGTGATGTAATTGTCAATTTGAGCAACTCTTAATGCTCCATTATCTGAAACTTGGAAGATGCTATTACCATCTGTGTTTGTAATTTCAAACTTAGAATCAATTGCCGTTCTACCAACTCCTTCTTGGAACTCAAGGTTGATTCCACCATCGATGTCAAGTGATCCACCAAAAGTAGAAACACCTGTACCTAAAGCAGAGAAGGAACCATAAGTAACGAAGTCTCCAGAAGAATTATCAAATGTCAGACGAGGAGTAGTTCCATCAGTTCCATAAACATTAATGTCACCACCGTTGATCGTTAGATCGCCAGTTGCAGTATCAACTTCTAGAGTTGTTCTGATTGGAGTTCCAGTAGCACCACCGTTAGTGATAGTAAAGAATTGCTGATTCTCAATTGTAGAACCATTAATCGTTAGTGTATTTTCTGTGGTTAGAGTTCCTTCAACAAAAGTATTGCCAGTTACAGAATTAACAGTAAACTTATTAAATCCAATACCAGCAGCAATATCTCCAAGAATATATGTGTCACCAGTTGTAGACTCAACTCTGAATGTATCAGATGCAGGATCACCACCATCATTAATAATTAGTGATTGTGGTGAAGTAGAAATTAAATCAACAACAGAAACAAATTCATTCTGTGATAGTCTCAAGAAATCAGCAGTTGTTAACGTTCCACCAAATTCAGCAATACCAATTCTTACATTACCGGATCCATTTCCAATACCAGATATTGGTTCATCTAATTGACCATCCGCATTAAGGTCAGAACCAGTAATGTATGAAGCATTTGCTTGCTTATCAAGAATAGCAATTATACATCCATCTGGGTGATTTGTATAAGTTCCTGTTCCTTCCTGTCCTCTATTGACAATTAGTCTGTATCCATTTGGATCAGCAGGATTAGCAACGTTAGCAATACCAGTGATTCTAACAATTTCACTTTCTGCTTGAGTTCTTAATCCAGTTAAGATATTTGCTCCGCTACCAACACTATCAGGAGAAAATGCACTACCACGATCAAGAAGAAGTAGTTGACCAACTTGGAAGTCAACAATAGAAGGAGTACTAATTGGTAGGTAATAGTTATTGCCAGTAGAGTTAGTTCCATTTACTTGGAACGTAAGATCTCCACCGCCACCGCCACCTAACTGAGCATCAGTAATGGTGATTGTTTCATCGTTAGCATATCCTTCACCAGGACTATCAATTGAAATATCAATTGTCTTGTCAAATCTAACAAGAACGGTAAATGATGCTCCTTCACCAGCACCATCAGAAGTTCCCTCAAGGAAAGCATAGTTTCCAGGAGTTCTATTTGCTTCACCGTTATTAACAACATTGTCAATAGCAGCGATTTGACCACCAGCAACCAAGAATGTGTTTGATCCCCAAGCAGAAACACCAGCAGTATCAATTACTCTTCCAGTAGTTACATACTTATAGAAGTCGATATTTGGATTGTCAACTCCACCAACTTGATGTCCTACTCTAGTAGTACCAAATCTACCTCTTCCAATCTCAATAATACCAGCATTTAAACCACCGTCTAATCTAATATTACCTTCAACAATTGCCGAAGCAAGAACATTTAAAGTATTTCTAATTGTGGTAGTACCACCACTAGATCCCATCTGTAATGTGGTTGCGTTTGTTGCGAAGTTAATGGTATTTGTTTGGTCGCCATCAAATAGATTAGCAACTCTTGTTTGTGTAAACAATCTAGAGCTACTAGTTCCAGCACCATATCCAGTACCAATCTCAAGGTTACCAGAAAGTCCTGTGTAGAAAGTTCCAATCTTGAAAGATGAAGCGGTATCGGACTGTGTTGCCCATGCTCCACCCATAGTAATATTACATGTGGAAGTTACATCATTAGTAACTGTAGCAATATCTACTGTCGATGAAGATGTATTTCTATGGATCTTAATCGTTCCATTACTTACAACTTCGCCCACCAATAAAGTTTGATTTCCAGTAGAATTACCAATATTAATTGATTGAGTAACACTAGAGTTGTTCATCAAACTGAGAATCTGACCCTCACCAGCCCAGTTTAGAACATTAGCATTCTGATTGATGAAGTTGAATGCATTGTTTGTAGTTGTAAGGTCTCCATCATTAACTTCGAGATCACCAGTAACCTCTAGATTCTCATGAATTCTAGCGTCACCAACAACAACAAATGTCTTATCAAGACTCTTATATGGGTTGACTACATCATTAATAGCAGTGTTAATTCCGACTCTACCATTATTGGTAGTCATCACTCTAAACGTAGCATTATCACTAGGATTAGCACTATCACCACCAACTAACAATGCATTGTCAGTATTAGTTTCAGTCTTAACAACAGAAACTTCAGACAGATAAGAATTGATAGTCTTACCACTAATGAAGGTTGTACCAACAATATCCAAGTTAGCTCTTGGTAGAACTTGATCAGAACTAAATGCGTCTAAGCAATCATCATGTGAAGATCTAGCAACAGTATTAATACCTAATTTGTAGTCACCAATAGTTTCTGTGTTAGCACGTAATACTTCAGCACCAACTAATCCATATTCTTTCCAACTAGAATTAGAGAAGTCAACTGCTGGTACTGGTACACCAGGAGCAACATCAGTAATACCACCAGCACCTTTCCAAGAAACAGTTGCGATATTAATATTATTATAAATTTGGAAATGTACGTAGTTATTGGTAGAATTAAACGCATCGCCATTAGGACTAAAGACTGTCCAAGTAGAGTTAAATCTAGAATCTGGATAATCTCTGAATCTAATTTGTGATTCGTTAGTAATTCCAATACCGGCATTGGTAACGTCTACACCAAAGGTATCCTTAAAGGTCAGTTTAACTACGTTTGTACCATCAAATTCAATACTAAAGATGCTGTTAGTAGGAATCTGTGCGAAGTAGTTTGCATAAACCCACCCCAAAGAACCAGTTCTTCCAACTTGCTTACCTTTTAGGAGGATATCACCAGGTTTAGCAGCAACACCACTATAATCTACAAATTGAGGAGAAAGTAATCTACTACCACCAGACGAAATTAAAGCAGAGTTGTTTGGTGTGATATTAGAAGGAACACCAGAAGTAATATGAGTCTGAATTTGATAATTCTGACCCATTCCTCTTGAATTAAATCCAAATACAGCAGCATTAACTCTATTCTTACTAATTCTAACATCACCAGAATTTGGTGGTTGGAAATTAGTTCTATCTAAAGTTTCATCTTGCTCATCTAAAGTAACAGGATCTATACTTGATACGTTAGAACGAACAGTGAAAGAATCTCTTACTTCAGTTAAATCGTTATCCTGAACAGAAACGATTAGAGGAGACTGGAATACATTCTGCTGTGAACCATCACCACCAACAACTGTAATATTCTGGTTGAACGTTACAGGAGTATCGAATGATGTGACTAGGTTTCCTACATCTTCATCTTCATCCTCACTATCTGCAAGAACTGCTCTTTCTAGGAATGTCTCTTCACCAGTAATAGCATTAATCTTACGATTACCAATATAAAGATCACCGTTGGAGTTTAGACCCGTGTAGAAGACAATACCAGCGTCCTCTTTCTTACTTTGAGCGTAGAAGTCCTCAGTAGGTGATAAGACGATCTCCTGACGCGCAGGGAGACCAGTAGAGTAGTTTCCTGGACCGAATCCAAGATACTCAAACGTATGGTTACCAGCACGAGCAATAGAAGGTCTTCTAAGTTCAACATAATAGCGTTGATCAGAGACTACCGTGCTATCACCAACAATCGCAATTCTACGATCTTCAGAACCAGAAGTTGCGTTACCAGTTTGTGCTTGGAGTTGATTATTTCCAGTAGAATATGTATTCTGTATAAATGCAGGTTGTAATACAAAATCCTGAACCAGTTCTTTTGTTACAGAGTTCTTGAAGTCATTAGTCGTAACAAGACCATGAACATAGTTGTCAGCAGCAGAAATTGTAGCAGGAGGATCAAGCAACTGAGAAGCAAGATTAAGTTCTTCTGTTGATGTGCCTGCTTTCTGGAACCAAAGAGGATCGTTCTTATAGTTAAGAGGATACAAACCACTGACTGGTTGCGAGAAGTTAAACTTCTTGAAGTTTTCAGCAACACCAGCACCAGTTGGGAATGGTGAAATATTACCACGTAAGCAACTTAAGTAATAGATACCGTCTTGCTGACCAGCAATTCTACGCTGAAGAGTTTCATAACTGAAGACATAGAACGTATCTTCAATAATTCCAGCATCTTCAACACTCTCAACATAGTATTCAATACCAGCGTCATCTTGAATACGATCACCAGGAGTGATAGTATAAACGTTAGCGCCGTTTTGCTTGTAATAATACTCAGGATATTTTTTCGCGATTAGTGTTTTTAGAGGTAGCGATTTGCCATAATCCTGATCATTAAGCATGTCAGCAAAAACACTACCCTGAGTGAATCTGGTATTAGTGTACTCTGAGTACTCTAATTTTCCGCCGCGAATATTTTTCAGAATTAGGTAATGTAGTCCACCAATTGTGTAATAGGCATGGATATTAGCAAGACCAGAAGAGTTTCCAGTCCATTCAATTTGATTGGCGATAATGCTAGCAGTTTTATTAACTACAAATGATCCACCCTGAGGTGCATTAATCTGAACCGTAGTAAACGATTCGTTTCGTAGACCAGGGAAATTCAGTGTATCGACACTATGATCATATACAGTTAACTCAAGATAGTTAATTGTTGGATCTAATTGATCTTGTACATAACGACCAGACTGAATAGTTGCTTGAATACCAGAAGAGAACTTGGCAAACGCACGATATTCAATACCCTGTCCTGTTTGATCTTTCTTGTATGGATCGTATGAGTTTTCCGTATTCAATCCAGCAGTACTGAAATCAGTATCAGTGAATCCAATAAACTCATTTGGTTGAACTGGGTTGCTGAAACGAGCACCATATACAGTACCAGCGACAGGTTTTAGAAGAAGTTTTTGTGGTACTAACTTACGTGTGTCATCAGTTCTTGTCTTGATAACAAATCCATTGATAGGATCTCTTGCGTTCTCAAGATACTTAGGAATAACATAACGTAGTTTGTATGTTCTGTCATTTGCTTCACGCTCATCTTCTAGACGAGTGAACCACATATCTGTAGATCTTGGACGATCTGATAGATCTTGCTGTTTGATTCTCCAGAAAATATTCTCATCCCTAATTGACTGAGAGACGCTGGATGATCCTTCATCCTTACAGTTAACGAACCACTTACCAGTAGTAATAAGACCGTTACTAAATCCTGGATCATATTTTACAGGACTTCTACGCTTATTCGCGAAGATTCTGAATCCAGCACTTTGACCTGCTGTAAATGTAATTGGGAATACATTATTGATAGCATCAGCATGAGTCTTGTGAATCGTAAAGACTCTATCATTCTGATAACGAGCAAAGAATGACTTGTTGGGATTAATCTTACCGAAGTTAGCATCTGATACATCAGTTACTGCTACGTCGCTATCATTAGCATACGTTGTAGAAACATCAGGAAGTACTTCACCGTCAAATGCTCTAATGAATACCTCATGAGGTGTTACAGAAGAGAATGGAACGTCAAAGATATGTGATACTTCAGTTTCAATACCAGCGTTAACAGTATTAGTTAACTTAGCTTTGTATGTGTGTAGATCATACTTCTCATCAAGAATAAACTGATAGACATCAATTTCAACGTTAGCATCAATAGACTCAGACTCAGAAGCATAGATGTAAATACCTGCTGCAGCATTCTCTTTAGAGGTTGCTAGCATCAGTTTTGTCTGATCACTACCATTAAAGAATGTAGTAGTAGAATAATCTTCTGGTTGTGTTCTTCTGCCAGGAGCAATTACATAGTAAGTTTTGTTAGTCTCAAAACCATTAGGTAGTCTGACGAGACGCTTGTCTACATCAACATATTTACCAGAAGCAACATCAAAACGTGGACGTGGAACTAATCTGACTGGTGTTCCAGTTTCAAAGTCATGTGGATTAGAAGCACCAACACCAGAAGTGTTGATTGTAAATACAGTTGCTCTAGACGCGAATAGTGAAACACTAGCGGTTTGCTCTTCTCTATCAACTGATCCCACACCACTGTTAATAACAGTAGTAATGTTACCAATCAAAGTAGTAATAGCATCAGCAGTTCCAGAACATTCAAGACCAGGAGTTGTATCTACTAGTACATCAGGAGCAGGAACAGAACCAGCTGGTCCAACAATTACTGTCTTAGGTAAGGTATCTGCCCACTGACCTTTTTCAAATGTGAAGTATAAACCTAATCCATTAGTATTAGTTTGCTGTGCGATGATAGTATTACCAAAATCAAATCTAGAGTTCTGAACTCCAAGTTCAATTTCAGTACTACTTACAATTCTCTTGACATATACGTTATCTTGAATCGTATTTAAAACTGGGTTAGATCCAGGAGTAAGAAGACCATTGACAATACTATTGCTGTTATACTCAACTACTCGCATACCAATTAGAATGCCACGAGTATCATTAACGTCAACAATCGCACTACCAGCAGTGGTACTACAACCATCAATCCAAACATCAAAGTTTCTCATGGCAGCAGTTGCTACCTGACCAACGTAGTTCCATGCATCAAGAGTTTCAGTCTTCTCACCATCAATGTAAGTTAGGTTGTTGCCAACATAGTATGCTTCACCTGCCTGTACTGAATTAATGTTACCGCCTAGTCTTAGGTCATTAACAACAGCATCAACAATATATGAAACGTCACGATAACATTTAGATTGCTCAGCATCTGTAGTAAATCCACCCCTTGTTACAACAGGTAGAGTTGCTAGTGAAGTTCCAGAGAAAGCATCATCAGCAATATCAAATAGAGTCTCAATAGATCCACGAACGTTAGCACAATCCCACTCACCTTGATCTAGTGGAGGAAGACTATCTAGATTACCGGCAGCAGTTGTATCACAAATAATTTCAACTAAAGTATTAACAGTAGACACAACGTCAGAACAATTGCCTGCTACATATCCACCTGGTTGTGGCAGAACACTACTTGTGCTTGGTTGTGCTGGAGCAGTTCTTGTGATACCACTGATACTACCAACACCAGCATCTGTTCCAATTGCTTGAATAATAGTGTCTAGATTAGTGGTTGTTGCGTTGATAGCATCAACACAAGCAGGTGTATCCCAATCAGTAACAATGTTGTTGTCAATTACCTGAGTTTCTAAGTTGGCAGACTTAGGAGTAATAGATATGTTTCTGAGAACATCAGCAATAAGGTTCTTAGCAGCAGTAAATACAGCAGCTGCTTCATCACGCTCAGGATCTAGGAATGTTGCTGCAGCAACACCATAACTAACACAGTTATTAGTCGCAGAAACAAATGTATGAGCAGATTGTGGGTTATGTTGTACAGCACCAGCAAGAGCACTTACAAATGTATGTGGAACACCAACAGCAGACCCAGCATTACCAACATTAACAGTAATAGTAGTTGCGGTTACTGCTGTGATTGGAATAGACTTACCAGCGTAAGGATCAGATCCAGGACGTGGGTAAGTATGTTGAGTTACATTGTTATCTTGATCACAAGTAAAGGTGAATGAATTATCAGAAAGAATAACACCTTCAGTCACACTCAACGAATGATTGCCAATGGTGATTTCCATATCACCAGTTGTGGAATTGTATACTGCGTTAGATGGATTAAAACTCTGGTTAGCACTAGAAGCACCAACGTTTACAGTCACTGTAGAAGCATCTGCTGCAGTGATTAGCATCCACTGACCAGCATAAGGATCATCAGCACTTGGTGATGCGTGTTGTGTCTGGTTGCCATCCATAGTACACGTAAAGATGACACTTCCGGTATCAACTCTAATGTATCCACCCTGTGTCATATCATGACCAGGAATAGTAAATACTGAAAGACCAGTTGCTGGATTATAAGATACCGAGGTAGGGGTAAAATTCTTTCTCTGCTTACTTAATCCAAAGTAAGGCATTATGTTAGTAACGTAAATCTCAGCAGAATCATAAGTTTTAGCATTTCCGCCAAACTTAACGTCATACATAACTTCTTCTAAGACGTTATAGACATCATCTAAACAATCTTGCTCAGTATTAGTTGCCTGAGGAGTGTACGAAGGATATGATTCCTTCATTGTTTCATATGCTTGCTTAGCAATAAACTTCTTATTTGCTAATACAAGATCATAAGCATCCGCATTCATATCGGATACAATAGGAGGATCTCCTACTTGATCAAGCGTAATTGTAGAATCTTTATAGTATAGTTGGTTGTTGATTGCTAAGTTAATAGCATCAGCGGCTCTCTTAAATGCTGTGATAGATGGTGATTCTTCTCCAGCAAGACCGTCACTAATTGGTGCGCCTAGGCGATCAAAATATGTCCTCGCCATCGCGATAGAATAGGCATTACCACCAAACCAAAGATCTTGTCTTATAGCGTCAACAATATGTCCAATGTCTCTTCTACACTTGCTCGCACCCGTTAGTAAATCTCTTTCTGTAGGAGTAACATAGTTTGCGTTTTGTACATTTAGAATGCTGGCACTACTACCATCACTAATACATTGAGTTATAATTGACGTTAAAGATGCAATTGAATTTTGTACATCAGCACAAGCAGTGGTGTCAGTGTTAACAACATCTCCGTTTCCATTTCCATATATCGACTCGCCAGTAGAAACGGTAAGGTCTTGATATCCAGAACTCAATTGGTTAGATACAGCATCCTGTAGATAATCTCTAGCAGCGTTGAATGCAGCAATACTCTGTAGTTCTTCACCTTGTAATCCACCAGTTATCCATTGCTGACTGCCAGAGAAATATTTACCAATAAAGGTTCTACTCCATAAGTTACCACCAAGGAAAATATCCATCGCTACAGCATCGATGAAATATCCAATATCTCTTCTACACTTTGCAGATCCACCAGGGAAGACAAACGATGGATATAAAGTAGAGACCTGACCAATAGCATAGTCTTGGGCATCTGCTTTGTTTCTTCTGATTAAACGATATGCTGTCTTAAATCTATTCGTAGCAGTTTCAGCAGGATCTCCAGGGAAGGAGAAGAATGGAGCTCCATCATAAACAGCAATTTCAGCAAGAGCATTATCAAGAATGTAATCTCTATTTTCTGTAATTAGATTGTATGTGTCTCTGTACCTGGCAGCAGGATCAATTTTCTGTGCTAGATCAATGGTTACACCATTTGTAGTGTCTCCATCATTCTCCGCTTGAGATCCTGTCTTACCAGAAGTAATACTGCCACATGGAAGATTGCTATAGAAATTATAAGGACTGTCGGCAAAAGAAACAGGATCATATAGATTTGCTTTTACACTTAGCAAGTTAGCTACTGCTTGCTTACATAGATCGCGAGCTCTTCTAAATGCCCAAAGTAGATTTTCTTCTTCGCCAACCAATTGTCCAGTAAGTGTCGTATCATCAGCAAAGAATCCTTGTACAGCAGCAACTGTATTATAATTACCGCCGTCTCTTAAATCTTCTGCTACAGCATCAACAATAGTGCCAATATCATCAACACTAACAGGAGTACCACCAGGACTAAAGACTGACAAAGAATTTAGAGTCTCGTTAATGATATTCTGTCTATTAGCAATAATTAAATTGCGAGCATCGAAATAACGATTCGCGTTAGGATCTCTTCCAGGATTAACATAAGAAATGTCCTGAAGTCTTGGATACTTCTCAATGATATATCCAAAGACTTCCTCTTGGATCATCTTGCGGTTGCTTTCAATTAAGTTAGCAGCATCTGCATAGATGCTATTAATAGCGAATCCAGAAGGATTGAGAATTTGAGGAGCAGCAATATACTTAACAAATCCAGTTGGTTCTAGCGTTGCGTTAAACTCTTCAGTTCCACCAGCAACTGCTGGATCTAGTCTAACATATAGTTTTTCTCCAGACTTAGAACCAAGTCTATATCCACCAATACTAACAGCAGGACGATTTAGTGGACTGGTAATCTCTTCACTACCAAGGAATAATTTAGTGTAGTTACTAGTATCTTGAGTTGTTCCAGAAATATCAATAGTATAGTATTGAGTTTTCGTAATATTAGCAGTACCACTATCAACCGCTTCAGGTGGAATGATATCAGTAATGAAACCACCTTTATCCTGGTTAAAGGCAAATCCTTTGAAACCAATCGCATGAAGTGATGTATTACCAAAGTTAGAGTTCGAGTTCGTGATGGACATATCGCCACCACTTTCCATCAGGAAGTGATCAGCGAAACCAACAGCGAAGATAGAAACGTTCTGAATGAATGCGTCTTCTGATGCTTTAACGTGGAAGGTTCTCCAGTCATCCTTCCAATAAGAATCACCCTTAGCGTGATAAGGAACAGTAGCAAACGCATCAGTTAGCGATGCTTGGTTCCAGGTGTTAGAATACTCATCATAACGGATGAATGCTCTGTCATCCTTTTGCAACGAAACGCCCGTATACTGAGCGATAACCATTGACTTAAATCCTGTCGCCTTAAGACCATTCGCCCAGATGCCACAAATACCCCACGTAGAGCGAATTGATACGTTAAAGACATATGGAGAGGCAGACTCTACACTATCAACTTCAGCGAGTGTCTGAGCGTTCTGACCGAGTGCTGGTGTAGTATCTACACTAACTGTTTGACCCGAAGCAATACCTGTACCAATTGCGCTGACAACTTCAGCAACTTCGTAAGTAAACTTGCGTGGATCATTTTGATCAATATCAATGATTGGGAAGATACCTTCCAAAACACTATCGATATTTGTATTAGAAATAGCAACGAACTGACCAGCAAAGTATCCGTGGTCTACTTTAGTTGTTACTTCAATTTCAGATGTTGATGCAGCAATGCTAGGAATAGTCGTAGCATCATTAAGTGTTAGTGACTCAATAACTCTAGAGTCAGATAGAGGACCAACAATACGGTTCTCCTGAATTCTAAAGTCAAACTCACCAGGATCATCAATTGTTGGTTGATATTCAGAGAAACCTTTAGCAATCTTTCTGTAGTAAAGACTTAATTCTTCTGTATCTGCGTATTCAAATACAGTTAGTTTGTGGTGAGAATAGTTGGGAGCAGTTTTTCTAGTGAAATCATTAGGATCGTAGTATACCTCACCAGTTCCTTCTACAGTATTGTAAAGAGGAGACTCAGCAGTAGTTTGACCATCTTTTAAAGTAAACTGCCAGAAGTAACAACCACCGGTTACGTTAAAGATAGCAGAGCGAGGAACAGTTACTGAAGCAGGATCAGGAACATATAAAGGACGTATAACTGTACGACGGAGGTCATAACCTACCAGAGATGAACCCCTAGGGATGATAGCACCACCCTCAGTGTTGTTAAACTTATAAAGGACATTATCAGGGTTGGAAATATCAAGAATGGAATTATCAGTCCACTCATTATTTGCTTGATCAAATCCAAACGCAGAGATACCACTAGTGTCTACAAGACCAGGGCGGTTATCAATGTAGTGAATACCAGGCATCAGCATAATGCTGAACTGGTCAAACCTATCATTACCAAATCCAGGTAGATACGAATATCTTGCAATCTCTAGAAAAGCACGCTGGATGCTCTTGAATGGCGTTACAGGTGAGTTACCTCTATTAGATAACGCATCTGTAGCGTTGAAATCATCAGGAGAAACATAAAGATACTTACCAGTTTTGCTGCTGATAAGGTTATCCAGACGTGTTAAAGGCATGATTAATCTGACCCTGCGGTATATCTTTTATCCTAGGATTTATTTATACACGGGGTCTATACCTATCTCTGAGAATAAGCATTAATGCTATTTCTTTAAGACACATGTAAATGTATCCAAATTGTTCTCTATAAGTTGTTCTATACATAACTCCCCTTCCTGGGATCGAACCAGGGACAAATTGATTAACAGTCAACCGCTCTACCGCTGAGCTAAAGAGGAATGAGAGCCAAACACAGGACTTGAACCTGCGACCTGAGCTTTACAAAAGCCCTGCTCTACCAGCTGAGCTAGTTTGGCATCCTAGTAAAATTGAATGGACCGTAATCAGATCCCCATACTTTTTGATGAGTTTCTGAATGAAGACCACGGTCCATTACTTGGTAATTTGTTTCAGTAAGAAGAACTTCGTTATTAACATAAGTTCTAACTCCTCCACGCATTACATAACACTCACAAGTATCATTCTTACCGGTGAATGTCTTTGTTGCTGTCTCTTTGATAATATTATCACATCCCTCTCGGTATGTCAAGAGGTCATCAGTAAGCTTATCAAGGTTCATACATCCAACAAAATCTGATGGTGTTCTGATCTCATAGTTCTTGAGTCTAAGGTAATCACCTTCATCAACTACATCAATTACAAATTGTCTATAAGGGCGATTTAATTGATAGTTGTATGCTTGCTCTCCATAGAATCTAGTCTCCCCAATTTTACGATGACTAACACGAATGTGAGCATAACGAGTAGGATGACTTTGTGCTTGACGTTTGTTAGCAAAAGTTCCCTCAAATAATTCAAGAAACGTGTTCATCGGGCATCACTTCAGGATTAATAAGATCTAATTCAAATAATACAGGGTGGCATTCTTCAGCAATCAAGTAATCAGAGTACTTAAAAATTTCTTCTAGTGTATAGTCTTGATTCATTGCTGCTTCTGCCAGTATCCATTTGTTATCTTTTTCCTCTTTTTCAAGAACGTCGAATGCAAATGGCATACTCTCGATATAATACATCAGGACTGGTTCACTATCAACAAACACATGTTTGCGTGTGATTGTATACCTGAACTGTGCCATAATGTTATGGTTTCCTGTTAATGTTATATTTAACAGAATGCGAGTAGGGAGACTTGAACTCCCACGAGCATAATGCTCAACAGATTTTAAGTCTGGTGCGTCTACCGATTCCGCCATACTCGCAAATGCTTCCTGAGAGGATCGAACTCTCCTTAGGCAAATTATGAGTTTGCTGCATTCACCAGATTGCTAAGGAAGCACTCCGTATATTATAACACGGATTAGGCAGGACGGGTAGGGGGTGCTGACAGATTGGTAAATGACTGTCGTTTAATGAATTCCCTTAGTTCAGGAGTCTCTTCCCACTCCCAAGTCTCTTCGTGTCCGTGTCTATCGATCTTCTTAACTGTCTTTTTCATTGGAAAACTCCTCTAATTTATCCATAATACCATCAAATGATCCGATACTGTCAATCTCTGAGATAAGATTGGCAATCTGTGTACATACAATTGGTCGTTCTTGTCTAGCAGCATATGATAATGCGTTGCGAAGACTACTAGTAGCCTCTGAAAGACTCTCCTCCACTTGTTTACCTAAAGCCATTGCTCCTCTTTATCCTCAACATAGTTATTATACTGGGTTTCTTAAATGCTGTCAAGCTATACAAGCATCCCAGCATCCTTCATATAGTGTAGTGTGTCATGCATATTGCCAAGATGCTTAGCACCAATAGCGACCTGAGGATAGGTTGCTTCAGATCCAAACTCTGCTTCAAATGCTCTTTGAGTAAAGTGTTCGTTGAGATTATACTCATGAAACTCTCCACCCATTGACTTAAGTAGTGCTGCGATACGCTCACACTCTTGACTACCGTTTGAATAGATTACTGCTTGCATGTGTCTTCTTTGTAAGTAATAGTGATTTGATGATATACTTCATCTCGATTGTCGCTATTGTAGACACGACAACGGTCCACTTTAGCATCTAATATATTTACAACATTACCTAGTTGATGCTCAACTATAAATTTTTTGAAACCCTCATCCATCCAAGATTTATTAGATCCTGGTGTGTTAAAATCATCCATTATTCAATACCTTTAGGAAAGTCTTCAATCTCAGTCAATTCGTAGTCCCAGTCTTCCATGACTGTATTGGCAAGGAATCTATCAGATAGCATTTCGAGTTCTTTCTCAGCATACTCTCTGGT